ATGGTAGAGTAAAAGCAACTAAAATAGAAGTTTATGAACACGAAAGAAACTCAGCTAGCTATGGAGAATAATTATTATACAACAACCACCACTTTTGGTGACATTAAATTTACATATATTTTAATAAAATGAAAGAAATACTTTATTTTAGTGCAACATGGTGTAACCCATGTAAACATTTTAGACCTATTATGGAACAAGTTAGTCGTGAACTACCTGTAAAATTTATTGATGTAGATGTAAATCCTGATATAGCTACAACTTATGGTGTACGAAGTGTTCCTACATTAATATTTTTAAAAAATGGAAAATTAGCTGCTAAACAAGCAGGAGTTTTAACTGAATCACAAGTAAAAGGTTTATGGGATCAAAATTAGGAAGAATAGAAGATTATAACAAAGTTTTACCAATCGTAGAACTATATCGTTGCGTCCAAAGCGAGGGATCACGTTTTGGACGCCCAACAATTGCAGTTCGTACAACAGGTTGTACTCATCGTTGCTACTTTGGTGAAGGTGGATGGTGCGACAGCTGGTATACTTCAATCCACCCAGAAAAAGGAACATTTACTTTTAATGATATCATTAAAATATATGACGAAAATCCACACATCAAAGAAATGATGTTAACAGGAGGTTCACCTACAATGCATCCTAAATTAGTAATGAATTAACACATTTTGCATATGAAAGAGGTATTATTGTTACTCTTGAAACTGAAGGATCTCATTTTATTGCTACTGATCGTCCTATAGGTCTTATATCTCTTAGCCCTAAGTTTTCTAATTCTGTTCCTGTATTAGGGGCTACTACTCCACAAGGTGCTACTGTTGATCAAAAAATGATTGACCAACATAATAAACATCGTTTAAATCACGATGCTATACGACAAATGTTAGCCTATTATACAGATTACCATTACAAACCAGTTTGGGATGGCACTGAAGAAAATTTAAAAGAAATTGAGGATTTTAGAGTACTGCATGATATCCCAAAAGCTAAAACCTTTATCATGCCAGCAGGTGATACAAGAGAAGAACTCATTAAAATGTATCCGCTAGTTTTTGAAATGTGTGCTGAAAAAGGATATAATATGACTGGTAGAGATCATATAATTGCTTTTGATACAAAAAGAGGAGTTTAATTTGCTTTTTTTTTATTTCTTTGACATATGTATAATAAAAGAAACATATGTCTAACCCTTATATTTTTACAACTAGAAACATAGGCCCCAATGCAAAAGGGTCAGCTTTAACAATTGATGAATTAGATAATAGTCTATTATTTCTTTCAGCTTCTCTTATATCTTCAGGATCTATAACAGATCTTTCACAATCATTAAGTCTTCTTTCAGGATCTGTTGTTTCATTAGAAAATGAAGTACTAATCCTTTCACAATCTATCAATAATATTGAATTTCATCCTTTATCAGGATCAAATTATATTTTTGTAGAAGCAAATGGAACACCAATTCAAAACGCAAATTATCTAACAGCTTCTTATGACATAGCTAAATTATCTACCCCAACAGGATCTAATCGTTTTTCAGTTTTACTAGGACCTGGAAAATATGAATTTAATTCTGATTTTGTTATTGATACTCCTTATATAGATGTTGTATCTCTTACAGGTGATAGAGATGTGTACATTACAGGTAGCGGTAGTATTGTAATTGGAACTGATAATGTATATGTAAAAGGAATTGATGTATATGATAAAAATTTCACTATAACAAGTAGTTTTCCTAACACAATAATTAAAAATTGTAAAGGTGGAGATGAAAGTTTTGGAGGATATGCTTCACTTTCTTCAAGTTATATTATAGGTAGTACTTTTATTGACTGTGAAGGAGGTGATTATAGTTTTGCAGGAGGTGGTGGATATGCTTATGGTACATTTATAAATTGTATAGGAGGAGAATATTCTTTTGGTCAATATTGTGATGGTACATTTACAAACTGTGTTGGTGGTGATAATAGTTTTGCACATCAAGGAAATATTGAAGATGGAATTTTTGAAAACTGTACTGGAGGTGAAGAAAGCTTTGCATTTCAAGGAGATATAGGATCAAATCTTGGAACTCCAATTATGAAAAATTGTACTGGCGGATATGGCAGTTTTACAGGAGGAGGAACTATATATGGACTATTACAAACTTGTAAATTTACTAGCCCATCAGACGATTTTAGTAATCTAACAGCAAGTATTCAACCTGGTGGAGCTATAAGAGAATGTCTTAATGCTAATAATATTGCTATAAATTCTTAATAAATTTTTTTATAATAAAAACAAAAATATGACAAATTATTTATCAATACGATATGATGTTATAAATAGTATAATGAACTATTTACCAGCCCCTACCCCAGGATTAGCTGATTTACTAAGTGGAATAAATTTATATGATAATGATATTAGAGAATCATTACAAAGTCTTAAATTAGATAGTAAAATACCTGTTTCTCAAGATATTTACGATGATATAGTAAATTTTTTAATTACTCTTCCTGAAATTAATTTAAATAATTCTAAAACTATTATATTAAAGTTTAAATTTGAAGATGATGAAACAATAGAAAATGTAGAAATAATTGTTAAAGATATAGAAGGAAAAAAAACATATGTGACTAAAGGTGGTCCATTAGTACCAATAAAACCTTGGCCTATTATATATCCATTATTAGGTACTTGTCAAGACTGTTTAAAACTTACTTTTCAAACAGACAATAAATATAATTTTACAGGTAATTTAGGAGGAAGTTGGTTAGGTAATTATAGAAATGGACAAAAACAATATCAATTTTTTCTTCCTGATTTTTCTCAAGCTGCTGTAACAGCTGGAAATTATGGGGTTGCTACACAATATATAATTTATTGGCAACCTTCAGTTAATACTGCTTATGTGGACATAAATGGCCAAGTTCAAGTTGTTACAGGTAATAGATGGACTGCTGTTTTGTCATCATCTATTGGTACCCCTCAAGCACAATATAATACATTTTATCATAAAAATACATTTATAAACGGAAGTACTATTGAAAAAGCTGCTTGCCCTTATTATAAAAATACTCCTACATATTGGAATTTTGGAGGAACTAATGGAAATTTTCGTGTACAATCAGTTATCTTACCTGCACCTCCACCAAGTTATGAAGGTACTTATAGACCACCATGCCCAACATATAGACCAACAACAGGAAGTGTAATTTGGGGATATAGTTGTAACCAACAATCTGCATGTTTGCCTGCACCTTCAGGTTCAGCTCAATACTTAACTATAGAACAATGTGAGGCAAATTGTATAAACCCAACAAGTTCACAAAACACAGGTAGTTATGGATGGACATGTATTAATCCTTACCCTGGATATTCAACTTGTATTTCCGTTACATCATCTTATACTGGAGGAACTGTATATCCTACTCAACTAACTTGTTTAGAAAATTGTGCTCCTACTTATGGATATAATTGTGATAACTTTACAGGCCAATGTATCCCAGGAACTCCTTCAAATACTGGTTCATTTAATACTTTAATTGATTGCCAAGAAGCAAATTGTGGAGGCCTTCTTCCTCAACCTACTACTTGCTCTTGTGACCCATTAACAAGTGTAGTAAATAATAATTTCCCTAATGGCCCTTCAGGATTTTATGCATTTCCAAGTTCAATAGGTACTTGGACTTTTAATTTAGGATATGCTCAAGGTACTACTACAACTCAATTTAATACTAATAGTGCTGGTTTTGCTGAAACTTCAAGTATGTTTTTAGGAAAAGGTGAAGTACTTAATGTTAGTTGTTCATACAGTTTATGTTTTCAAGCATGGCAAACTACTGATGTTCCTTCTTCAACTATAATTTTTGACGGTTCAGCTCCATATCCTTTTCAACCTTCAACAGGAACTTATCCTGTTCCTAATGCTCAAATATTTACTGGTCTTACAAGTGTTCCTACAGCATATACATGTAATTTTGTTGCTGGATCCCCTAATTTTAGATTTTATTTGGGAGTAGCCGCAGGTGCTGTTGGAAGAATTAATATTGATAATGTTTGTATAACTTTAATAGGATGTCCTCCTACAGCATCAGATTGCACTATATCAGGATCTGCATATTGTTATGAAAATGTTGAATACCCTTGTTTATGTCCTGTAGGATATACTGCTAGTTTAAATGGTAATTGTGTCCCTACAGGATCTATAACTGTACCACAAATTATAACTGGCCAAGCATTCCCCAATACCCCAACAAATCATCAACAGTGGGGCTATGGGTGCCCTAATTTATATTATTCATATGGTACAAATGGAATATCTCCAACATGGCCTGCAGGGCAATCTTCTCCAAATTTTGGTAATCCTAATGTTTTTAATACTACAAGACAATTTGATATATTAAGACACCCATGGTGGCGCCAACCTTTTAGTCCTACCTATCCTTATTCTACCGCCCCAGGATATCAAAATAGATTTATGAACCAAAACATGATTTATCTTCCTTTATCAAATACATTTTTAGGAGGCGGATCATACATTAATGTTTCAGCTTCTAAAACAATGTATGCTTGTATTGCTGCTGATGATGGGTTTAGATTAAAATTAAATGGTACTACTCTTGTTTCAATAGGTACTTCTACTGCAATAACACCATTTAATTCTCAACATTTTCAAGCTCGATTTACAACTTCTAACCCTTACATAGCATCAGATTTTTACACTCCTGGGAATTATACTTATACATCATGGCATCTATTCCCAATTACTATGCCTTCAGGGTGTAATGCTATAACATTAGAAGGTATAGATATAAACAATGTTGCTTCTGGTTTTGCAGGTTTAATACTTGATAATACTGCTACTGAATTAATAAATGCTACAAGTGAAAATGATTTAAACATTATATGGAATGCTAAAAATGATTTAATTTATAATCTTAATGCAGGTATTACAGCTTCATGCCCTCCAAATACTACTCCTTTAGGCCCTGACCCATGTGACTTATGCATATCAGGATTACCCCCAATTCCATGTGGTGATTGCATTGAATGTTTTAATGGAATAATTTATAATGGGTATGTAGTTGATGCTGGAGGATACACCCAACTAGGACGTGGGTCAGGTGGTCTAGTTAATACTAATCCTTTAGATAATCCAATTAACACTTGGGAAATTCCTAATGAAGCCGCTTGGAATACATTAATAACTTATTTAAATGGTGGTGTAGCTCCATTAGCAACAACAGGTAGTTTAGGAACAGTTGCTGGTGGAAAAATGAAAGACTACACTAGAGATATAAATGCATCTTGTTGGACTTTCCCAAATGCTGGTGCTCAAAATAATTCTAATAGCAGCGGATGGGCTGGTATAGGATCAGGTAAAAGAAATAATTTAGGAATTTACTCTGGATTTGGAACTGATGGATATTGGTGGAGTGCTAATTCTTCACCTAGTATAACTCAATTAAATACTCGAGAATTAAAACATTGGTCATTTGATGTTTATAAAAACACATATACTAAAAATCATGGTCATTCTATTAGATTAGTTCGTCCTGCTGTTGCTGGTGAAGTTAATGGATCTACAATATTTAATGCTTATAAAGGTAACAATGGTGTATTATATGATGGTATAGTTATTGGAACGCAAGTTTGGATTAATAAAAATTTAGCTGAAACAAAATACAATACGAACACTAATATTAGTGTTACTACCCCTAATGCTCTTTGGACTTCAGCTACTACAATCCCAGTATTATCTACTTCATGTTTTTATAACAATATTATAAATAACACTAGTAGTTTAGATGGAAATATCAACCCAGCAACAGGATTATGTTATGAATACCCATCTTTTTATATTTACCAAAAATGTGGAAAAACTGAAACTTTAATTCAAGAAGTTTCAGGTAGTACTACAACTCCTGGGAAAATACAAAAAGCACCTGATGGTACTTGTTGGTCATTTGTACAACAACTTAACACTAATCCTACTATTAGTGCTTCTATCTATAGCACAACAAATTATTTTTCAGGAAGTAACTATGTATACGATGATTGTGATGAATGTAATGCTATTCATACTATTTATACTAGATTTAATACTAAAAATTGTTAATAATTAAAAAAACAAAATAAAATGGCTTTTGAATATAAAGATGAAATAAAAAATATCCTTTTATCAATGTCCCTTGATGAACGATTCCCTGCAGGAGCATGGGTAGGATATGGATTTGAAATGGGATACAGTGCTTCATCAGCAGCTTCAGCTTCAATTAACTTAGCATGTGTTTCTTCTAATGTAACAACTACAGGTTCAGGTTCACTTAATATAAATGGAATTACTTTATATTATACTGGATCTAATGTTGCTAACAATTCAACTACAATTTTTATAAATACTTCATCATTTGCAAATAGTACAATAAATAGTTTTATTGTTACTTCTTCTATTATATTTAATGTAAGTAAATCTATAGCACCTTATAGTGCTTCTTTACAATATATAACAGCAAGTGTTGGATCATTATTAAACTTAACTTCAACTACTCCTGTAGGAACTTTAGGAAATAATTTTTACTATGTATCCTGTTCTTCAGCTCCAACAGTATATTTTGAAGGAGGAACTAACCAAACAGGCTCAGTACTTGGAGCAGTAGCAACATATGATGAAAATATTTATTCTACAGGAATTGCTACTTTACAACTTTATATTCCTTCTTCTTCATATTTAGATAGTGGATCAGAAATATCTTCTTCAATAGCAACAATAGTAAATAATTATACTAATTTTATTTGGTCAGGAAGTGATAATTTTATTTCAACTCAAATTGTAGCTACTGTTGGAGAAGTAAATCCATTAATTTGCAATAATGTAAGTTGTTATACTGCTGATAATGGGTATTGGATTTATGGTCCTCTTCCAAGTCCATTAACTTTAAGTAATTTTACTCCTAATTCAAGTTTTGGAATAGGTCTTGGTAATAGACAAATGAGAAGGCCAATTGTAGGAGGAGTATCAATTACTTCAACTTCTAAAATTGGGAGTGTTGGCACAATGGGACTAGTTTGCCAAGACTCAGCCTCAGGAGCATTAGTTGGGTTAACTAATAACCACGTAATAATTAGAGATCCATTTTATACTAATCAAAGAACATTTGTTAGCCCACAAAATGAATATGATCTTCTTGATGCTAACTCTACCCCAGACTTAGTTTACCAAGATGGAGAAAACACTGCCCTTTTATCCCCAGGAACTAATAGAGAAGTTGGTAAAGTATTAAGATATGTACCTTTATATACATCTGCTTCTACAATAATTAATCCTCTATCTACTAATAGAGTAGATGGAGCTATATTCTCTTTATATTGTACAGCTAGTGATGGAGGCCAAATTTTAAGTTTTACTTCTTCTTTATCTAATACTGGATCTTTTCAACAATATGGGTTAGCTTATACTTCATCTATGCCTTTTGCTACTACAGCTGAAATAAATAACCTTTTTACTACTAACCCAGTTATTTATAGCTCAGGTAGGACTTCAGGAGCAAAAGGAAACAACCCATGTCCTTTAAGGTTTACAGGATTTGTAAATTCAACTATAGCATACCCATTGCAAGGAGTAAACACTCCAGCTTATATGCAAGATTTAATTGCATTTGTTAAACCTCAAAATAGTGCTTCTTGGAGCCCTGGAACCCCAAATACTCCAGCTAATCTTTGCCCATTCCCAGCTTGGTATGGAGATTCAGGATCTACTTTAATAGCTAATATTGGTGGAGTATGGAAAATTATTGGTTTAGTATTTGCTGGGAATTCATCTTCATTTACCCCAATTGTTGTAGGTGGAGTTTTAATTAATTTATTTTATGCTTCTGATCAAGGATACGCTTGTAGAATAGATCATGTAGCAAATGAATTAGGGATTAAAGCTTGGACTGGAAGTATTGCACCTGTAGTAGATAATAATAGTATTACTTATGTTACAGTTTCAGGAAGTAATGATACTAAAATTTTAAATTGTAGTGGTTCAAATTATTGGCAAGTTGGACTTACTACTCGACATAAATTTTGTTAAAAATAAAAAAAAATAAAATAATAAAACAATGAATTATTCAATTTGTTTAGATCCAGCTAGTTTTAATTTAGCTAGTTTATCAGGTAATAATCTTTTAATATACACTAATGATGATAACTTTACTACCCCAGTAGCTTCAGTTCCATCTTCAGTATTGTTTCCTCCACCAACTGGAAATTGCCCTTATACAATTTCAGGGATTCCTGATGGAGCTACTCAATTATTAATTGTAGATTATTGTCTTAGTGAACTCCCAGCAGTACCTCCACCAGCTAATACTTTAACTGGTGAATGTTGTTATGCTTTAATAGATATTAATCCATCACTTTGTGGTGATTTTTGTGAAAGCTGCGGAATAGGATTTGATATTTATGCCTTAACTACTACTGGTTCTATTATAGCAGGTAATTTAACTAGTTCTTGTGGCTCTGTAACAGATTATGTTATAGGATGGTATTTAAATGGAAACTACTCATCCCCAGTTTTTACTTCAGGATTTGGCCCTCAATTTAATTATCAATCAACCCATCCATTAACCGCTTCAGCAGCACCATTAGTAGCTGCTGGTAACTGGGAAGGTATTATTCATGATGTTATTATTAATGGAACTCAATATTCTACAATTAGTGGGTCAGGAAATGGAACTAATATACCATTCCAAAGTTGTTTTGGAACAACAGTAGCTGCTCCTTTAAAATGTGATAATGGAAGTTTTCCTCTTCCATATTCACACCAAAAAACATTTACAGCAGCTTCAAACGGAATTCCCCCAGCTCCATCAACTTTTACATATCAATTATCATCTAGTATAAATTATTTTGCTTATGTATTTAATGGTCAACAAATATGGGATGAACTTGAAATTAAATATATAAGTGGTAATCCAAATGGAACTACTAACCCTTCTCTTTATTCTCAACCTATTTATTTAGAAAAAATTAAAATAGGAGCGAATGCTCCTTTTCCATGGTTAGGATTTAATACACCTTATATTGCTGCTTTGTCTGGATCACCTTTTTATAATTATCCGGCATCAGTTAGTGCTACATTTCTCGAAAGAGTTCTTACTTTAACTGGTTTAGAAACTAGTAGTATCCCTAGTTTGCCTGATAAATTAGAAGTAACAGTAACTCCTAATACTGAAAGTTTTACAACAAATTGGGATCTTTACATGCAATGTTTAGAAGATTTTAATTGTACTAATTGCACTTTTGATAGTAATCCTCCATTTAAAATTTCTAACGTAACACTTGAAAGATGGACAGGAAATCCATGCTTACAACAAAAAATACGAGTAGCAGCTAGTGGTTGTAATGCTAATTCTGATTTTTTTACTTACACTGATGCTGTACAACAAAGTAATGGATTTTTTCCTATAACCCAATCTTCTCCATTTTTTGGATGGATCCAGTTAGGAGCTACTAATATATGTAGCCAAACAAACTTTATTAACCCATCAACACCTTGTGATGTTCCTTCAAATAGTATAATAACATTTAATAAAACAAATGTTCCTTCTAATGGTATATCATCAACAGGTCAACCTTTAGGACAAATTTATATGACTTTTAATAATGTTAATGATTTTTTACATTATAAAAATTTATTAGATGCTGAAGAAGCCTCATTAAACTCAATTTTAGGCCCTATAACATACGATTGTACTAATCAAAAGTATTACTCAGGATATTCATTACAAGTACCTTCACAAGCTGTTAATAATACTTGTGGAGACAATACTACTAGATTAACATATTATATTCCTAGAACAGCTTATCCTAATATTATTTATGTCCAAAACCCAGCTAATAATTTTTGGTCAATAACTATTCCAATGCCTGAAGTATTAGATTGTTTAAATTTTTCAGGGTGCACTAATTGTTATGTTCCATGGAATACATATAGAACTTATAATTCTGGGATTCTTGATAAATTTAATTCTTCTAGTTACGCTGATCCTTTTAATAATACATCATATACTAATAATTTTGGGGCTAAATATGTACAACCTTGGAGTCGTATTTATTTTGTTACTAGCTCAGCATTACCGATATCTTATTATTCTTCAAGTGTGCTTGGGTTTTGGGATACTGCTAAAGCTCAATATACATCAAGATATTCTCAAGAAACAGTACCATTTGTACCTAATCCTTTAAATCCTGGATCTTATACTAATTTAGAACCTTTAGGAGGTGTACCTTGCCCCAATTGGACTACTAAATTTTCTAGTTCACTTTCTAATACCCAGAAGGGGCAGGGAGGAAATGCTTATTATTTCCATTATGAATATGTTTTCCCTAATCTGCAAGATAATATTAATTTTGCAGGGAATAATGATTTTCATTTATTTACCAAAGTTACTAATAATTCAGGAGTACTTCAAACTAATCCATTGTTAATTTATTCTTATAGCCAATCTATAGCTACAGTACATCAACCCCAATTCTTTACAGGTGGTACTCCTAGCTTAACAATTCAGTCTTTCTAAAATATTGTTAAATATTTTAAAAATAATTTGGCCCCGTAAAGGGGCCTTTTTATACTTATTAAAAATAATTAAAGTTATATGACAGAAAACACACGTAGAAAAAAACACACAGAACTAGAATGTGTGCAAATAGGTTATGCAAATGGAGTTGCACCTGGATTTCCACTTACTGAAAATGAAAAATGGAAAATGGTAGATGAAGCAGAAGAAGCTTATGGTAAATTTTTAGATGCTTTAGGATGCGATTGGCGAAACGATCCAAATTCAATGGAAACACCTCGTCGAGTAGCTAAAGCTTATGTATTTGATTTATGGGCAGGTAGATATACTGCAATGTCAGATATTACTTCATTCCCATCAGACGGATATGATGGTATTGTAATTGAAAGAAACATTCCAATTACTTCAATGTGTTCACACCACCATCAAACAATTGGAGGAGTAGTTCATATTGGTTATGTTGTAGGAAATGAAGGTAGAGTAATTGGTTTATCTAAATTAAACCGCATTGTAGAATTATTCGGCCGTAGAGGAGCTATTCAAGAACAATTAACTTCAGCTATCCATAACGCAGTAAACAAAGTATGTGAAGGAAACAGAGGTATTATCGTTACAGTAGTAGCAACCCACAATTGTGTATCTTGTAGAGGAGTAAAACACCAAGGTGCTTCAATGGTTACAACAAAAGCATCAGGTGTGTTTATGGAAAACAATAACCAAGCACGTAAGGAATTTTTCGATAGTATTAAAATCAATAATAGCGGACATTAAATTTAAAATTATGGACAGAACACAATTACTCTACCAGGCTTTAGAGTCAAAATACCTAGCCCAAATTGCAGAAGCAAAAGCAACACTAGCAATTTATTTTACAAATTCAGTTGGAATTGGAGAACATCCTCAACATTTAGAAGAAATGGACAAGTTTGTATCTCAATTAGCAGATGCTGAAGATAAACTTGAAACTTTAAGACATTTAAAATTAATTGATCCAACAACCCCATTTTAATATGAATCCACTAGAACAAAAACAAGACGAGTTAATTAAATTACTTTATTCACAAGTTATAGATTTATCTATGATGTCTAAAATTGAACTTGGAGATGATGTAATATTTAAATATAGAGAATTAACAGATGAAATTGAACATTTAAAAGGAACTTATATACCTTTTGTGTCAGAAGTTGAAGAGTTTAATGCAGTAATGGGAAAACCCAATAATTATAATCCGGTCATTCCCGATGAGAAGGAATGGATGTTTGTTTACAATTTCGTTTTGGAAGAACTCGAGGAATACAAACATGCGTGTAAACAAGGAGACATTGTTGAAGTTCTTGATGCTTTATGCGACATTGCCTATGTTTCCTTGGGCAACGGAACTATGCTACATGGTCTTAAGGATAAACTATGGCCCGCATATCAAGAAGTACAAGCGTCAAATCTTAGCAAAGCTTGTTCTAGTGAGGAAGAGGCACAAGAAACCGTTAGAGTACGTTCCGCAGAACAAGAGGAACCATGTCACTATGAAAAGATTGGCAAATATTATATCGTCTATCGAACACGTGATAGAAAAGTAATGAAAAATGTTAATTACTTTAGACCTGATTTAACACAGTTCTTTAAGTAATATTTAAATAAAAGTTATGTATCAAGCGGTTTTCTATAACAGATTACCCGGAGAGGATCAATGGTCATATTATCTTCGGGACGATAAAAAAGGTATACACAAGTTCCAGTATTGGCCTACAGTTTATAAACTTGATGAAGAGGGAGAATTTGAAACACTATTTGGTGAAAGATGTTCTCCCCTTCAAGGTCAATATGATAAAAAAGATCCTACTATTTTAGAAAAAGATATTGACCGTGAAATTGTATTACTACGAGATTTGTACTTTGAAACAGATGAAACACCAGAATACCACAATACAGTTTATTTAGATATTGAGATTGAAATTTTAGGTGCACTTACCCCCCAAACTATTAAAGAAGCAAATGCTGAAGTTACAGCAATTGCCTTAATTGATACTTCAACTAAAGAAAAAATATGCTTTATTTTAGATAAAGAAAGTAAAATTGAAGAAGCAGATATAGATGGTAAGAAAGTTATCCCTTGTATTGACGAAAACACTTTACTACGTAATTTTTTAAACAAATGGGAGCAAATGGATCCTACAATTGTAGTAGGTTACAACAGTGATTTCTTTGATATTCCATATTTGTACTATAGAATTAAAAAACGTTTAGGAGATGATGTATATCGTTTATCTCCTATAGGTAAAATTGAAGAAGTATTATCTCAACCAAATTCTCCAATTCGTATTGGCTTAGTTAACAGTTTAGACTATATGCACTTGCTTCGCAAGTATATGATGAAAGAAGAACCATCATACAAGTTAGGTGATATAGGTTTGAAATATGCTAAACTAGGAAAAATAGAATACAACGGTAATTTAGACACTTTATTCAAAGAAGACCCAAACAAATTTATAGACTATAACATTCGAGACGTTGAAATTATAGAAGCGTTAGAGGAAAAACAGAAATTTATTGAATTGACTGTTTTGATTTCTCACCTATGTCACACATCATATGAATCAATTTACTATAACACTATATTGAATGAAGGTGCTATTTTAACATATTTAAAACGTAAAAATATAATTGCACCAAACAAGCCAACAACTTCAAACCCTACTATTAGAGATTTAGAGTTAGGTGATTATGTAGTACATCAAAGAGGTACTCCAACAATTGAAGGTACAGTATACAGTTTTGAAGATAAACAAATTATAATCAAAACAATGGCTGGAAAATATATTGCTCGTAACCCTAAAACAGTTAAGAAAAAAGACAGTTACGCAGGTGGATATTTGCTTGACCCTAACCCAGGTTTGTATTCAGATGTAAGTGACCTTGACTTTACCTCACTGTATCCTTCAATTATTAAATCTCTTAATTTAGGTATTGAAACATTAGTAGGTCGAATTGTTACAAAAGATAATTACGAACAATACAATTCACTTGAACAGCTAAAACAACGTGATCCTGAAGAAAAAATACATATACAAAAACTCAATAAACATTCATATCAACTAAAAGATGCTACTATAGCAGTAGGTGCTTTAATTCGTTTAATTGAAGACAATAACTGGACAATTTCAGCCAGTGGAGCGTTTTTTACAACTGATAAGAAAAGTATTGCTTGTGAAGTATTAGAGGATTGGTTTAATCAGAGAGAACATTATCGAGCACTTAAGAAAAAAGCAGGTAAAGCAGAAGATTGGGCTAACTACAAACAATATGATTTGTATCAAATGGCATTCAAAATCTTACAAAACGCTTTATACGGTACATATGCAATTAATTCATGGCGTTTTACAGATGGATTTAAAATATGTTCTGCTGCCATTACAAACAGCGGACAGAGATTAACTCGCGAAAGTATTGATTTTGTAAACCAATACATTTCAGAACAACTTAAAATTGACCTTAGAAAATTTGTTATCGCCTCAGATACCGATTCACTTTATATGGAGTTAACAGATTTACTTAAACATAGAAACCCTGATTTAAATTACAATGATCGTGAAGAAAAAATCAAACGATTACTTATATTAACAGAAGAACTTCAAACAGTAGCAAACGGAAACTTAAACAATATAACGCAAAATCTATTCAATATGCACGGCAAACACCACTTTGTATTAAAACAAGAGGTAATCGCTGAAAAAGCGTATTGGGCTGGTAAACGTAGATACGCTATTTACATTGTAAATAAAGAAGGTGTACCTATTGAGGAACTAGAGATGAAGGGATTAGACATTATGAAATCTAATTTTCCCCCTTACTTTAGAAACTTTGGAGAAGACCTAATCAAAAACATCCTATTCAGCAAACCGAAAGAAGATATAGACAAGGATGTAATGGATTTTAAAAATTCAATGCAAACGGTAGAATGGATTAAGTTGCTTAAACCAACAGGACTGAAAAAAATGGGTGAATATATTGAACGTAAACCTATGGCTGGTGAATTGTTCTCTAAATTGAAGCTAAAATGTCCTATTAATACTAAAGCAGCTATAATTTACAATGACTTTTTACGTTACAAGAAACTTAATGTAAAGTACCCTGAATTTACAATTGGAGATAAAATGTATATAGCCTATTTAAAACCAAACCCATACCAGATTGAGGTAATAGGTTACAATGGTTACAATGACCCTCAAGAAATTACAGATTTGATCAACAAATATATAGACCGTGATGGTTTATTTGATAGTGTGATTCGAAACAAATTAGAGGGAGTATACAATGATATTGGATGGGTGTTAAACTTAAATCCGTTTAAAGCTAAATTCTTTAACTTTTCATAATATGTATAAATAAAATAAAATTAAATAAAATGAACAAAGAACAATTACGTATGCAAATGTTAGCTGGTATCCTTACAGAAGGACAATATAAAGCTATGTTAAATGAAAATATGGAAGATCCAAATTATATTGCTCAATATATAGCTGGGGGGTTTGACACCTATATCATCCCGGGATCACCTAAATTCACTTATGGTCCTGATGATGACGGGACTTATCATTTAGAATTTCAATTAGGATTTGATGATTTAGATTATGATACCCCCGAAGAAGAAGAAGAAGAACTAGAAAGACAAATAGGTGGCTATTATAGTGGAGGCCCAGGACAAGCTTTTAGCCGAACTCGTGTATCATATGAGGGTGAAAACAATGGAAAGTACATATTCTCTGTTTATAAAAGAGGAGGATATGATGTTTAATTAATTTTTAAAATATTTTTTATAGAAAAGCTTGCCTACCAGCAGGCTTTTTCTTATCTTTAACATATGGTTAATAAAATAGTTCTACAATCGGTTATAAACAAATACTACTTAGGCGAAAACGAATCCGTCAAATGGAGTATTAAAGACAAAACCCTTACTATAGACTTTATGTCTGTAAATAAAGAGGTAATAGGTAAAATTGTTCACAACAATATTGACATTGAAGATAGTGAATTAGCTATCTTTGATACTAAAAAACTACTTAACCTATTAGGTATTACTCAAGGTGATTTAATGTTTTCCTTAGAAAAAGGTAAAAGCGTTTACACTAAAATGCATTTTGCAGATGCTTCCTTTAACTTAACTTATGCACTTGCTGATCCTTTATTGATTGGAAAAGTAGGTTCTGTAAGTGAACCAGAATGGGATGCATGTTTGCCTTTAGAAAAAGAATATGTCGACAATTTAGTTAAAGCTAAAAACGCTTTAACGGGTATTGGCTCAATGACACTTTCCATTGATATAGATTTAAATGGAGACAATATGTGCTTATTTACATTTGGAGACGAGCAAGGTCACAACAACAAAATTACCTACCAAATGTATGGTACAATTAAACAGGAAAAAGTTGAAATACCATTTAATTCAGACATGTTTAGAAACATTTTGAAAGAAAACAAAGACCTAGAAAGCGGAAATATCTATTTGAGCTACCAGGGCCTAATAAAACTTGAATTTAAATCCGAAGATACAACTAGCACTTACTATATGGTACGTAAAGAAGAAAGTAGTTTTTAGTATGTATAATAGAATTTGATAATTCAAAATAGTTTTCGTATATTGTGGTTATAAATTTAAATTTAGTTATGGAAGAAACTAAACGACGCGGTCGTCCCGCTAGAGACGAGAATGACACCCAATCAAACTTATGTACAATTAAAGATCCAGCAATGGAACCTTTCTACATTGTAAAAGATACTACAAACTTTACAGTTATAGAAAGATCTGTTGCTACAAGAGGATTTGGGGGTAAACAAGCATCCGGTAAAGAAGTTGAAAAAATTGTAGGATACTACAGTAGCTTTGGAAATGCTGTAAATCGCATTGCAAAGGAAAAGTTTTATCAAAATGAAGGTGAATACCAAACTATTCAAGGATATATCAACACCTGGAAAGAAGTAAAAGATGGAATGGAATCAATGTTAAATAAATTAGAAATATGAGAAAGTTAGAAGCCCTATTTGATGCGGTAATTATAAAACCGCTTGATGAAGAAGAAACCCAGTTTGGCTCTATCTTTATCCCAGATGCTGGAAAAGATAGAAACGAACAAGGAACTGTAGTTGCAGTTGGACCTGGAGTAGAATATGCAGGTATTGGATTTGTACCAACCCAAATTAAAGTAGGAGATGTAGTTGTCTTGCCTACAATGGGATTTTCAAAACTACAATTTGAAGGAGACGACTATTACATTGGAAACGAGAAACAAATTTTAGCAAAAATAACAAAAAACGATGAGTAAGATAATTGAATTTGGACCAGAAGCACGTAAGAAACTGGTAAAAGGTATTGATACCTTAGCAGATGCTGTTGTAGCAACGTTAGGACCAAACGGTAGAAATGTTGTGTACACTGAAAATGGAATGGTTATTTCAACCAAAGATGGTGTAAGCGTTGCAAAACAAATTGCATCTTTAGAAGACCCAATTGAAGATTTGGGAGCACAAATGGTTAAACAAGCAGCTATTAAAACTGCAGACCACGCAGGTGATGGTACAACTACTTCAACTTTGCTAGCACGCGAATTGGTAAAAGGTGGTATTTCTAAACTAAACGAAGGAGCAAATGCAGTTGAAATCAAACGTGGAATTGACGCTGGAGTAAAAGAGGTACTATCTACCCTTAAACAAAACTCAGAGAAAATCACATCTGAAGAACAATTAGAGCAAATTGCTACCATTTCAGCAAACAATGATCCTGAAATTGGAAAATTGATTTCACGCGCTATGGAAAAAGTAGGACGTGAAGGTGTAGTTTACATTGAAGAGTCAAGAACAGATGAAACATATCTTGAAGTTGTAGAAGGTATTCAATTTGACCGTGGTTACAAATCTCCATACTTTGTTACAGACAACAATACAATGTCAACAACTTTAAAAGATGTTTACATTTTGATGGCTGATCATCGTTTTACTCAAGTAAAAGAATTGCTTCCAATTTTGGATGGTGTATCACAAAAAGGAAAATCATTGTTGATCATCGCAGAAGATATTGATGGAGAAGCTTTAGCTACATTGCTTGTAAACAAAATGCGAGGTACACTTAAAGTATGTGCTGTTAAAGCACCTGATTTTGGTGAGCGTAGAAAATTGATCCTTGAAGACATTGCTATCTTAACTGGTGGTAAAGTATTTGACAAAGAAAAAGGCATGAAACTTGACAAATTCAATTGGGAATGGTTAGGTAAAGCTAAAACAGTTACAGTATCTAAAGAAAAAACCACAATCATTGATGGTGATGGTGCTGAAGCTGAAATCACAGAACGAGTAGAGTCACTTACAGCTCAAATTGAAGATGCAAAAACACCATTTGAAATGGAAAAATTGCAAGAACGTTTATCCAAGTTTGTAGGTGGAGTAGCTTTAGTTCATGTAGGTGGAAGTACAGAAACCGAAATGAAAGAGAAAAAAGATCGCGTTGACGATGCTTTACATGCAACACAATGCGCTCTTGAAGATGGTATTGTGCCAGGTGGTGGTTCAGCTCTATTATATGCTCGTGAAGGTATTACCTTTAAAAAAGACGATTCAGAAGACTTTAACTACGGTAAAAAGTTAGTTTATAGAGCTTGTGGAAAACCATTTGAAACTATCCTGAAAAATGCAGGATATGCTGAAAGTGATATGTACCCAATCAACATGGAAATTGGACATTCTGATGATGTGTGGAGTGGCTTCAACATCAAAACAGAAACGATTGTAAACATGAAAGAAGAAGGTATTATCGATCCACACAAAGTAACCAAAAACGCTTTATTGAACGCTTCTTCAATTGCAGGTACAATCCTATTAACAGAATGTACAGTAGTAGACAAACCAGAAGATAAAAAAGAAGGTGGTTTTGATCCTTCAATGATGGGAATGATGTAATATGAAAGTAGAAAAAGTAGAATACAACGAACTTATCGCAACGCGAGTACCTCCAGGAGATTCCTGGGTACTCGTAAACGATAAAAATAAAGTGATTCACAAGTCACTTACCGACGCTTTAGAAGCATGGTTTGAAATAAACCAGGAAAAAGCAGAATTCCGTTTAGCTCCTTTAGATAGTAAAATTTATGTTATTCGGAGTGAGGAAAAGGAAATTCAACCTGAACCAATCAAACGATTTAACATTTACGGAGACCCTCAATAACGGAGTCTCTTTTTTTAGATATTTATAATTATGAAATTAATGGATTTTTTATTTGAAAACGAGGAAGAAGATAACAGAAAAAGATCATACACCCCTCAAGAATACTTTATAGCTACTAAAGAAACCCCAATAGAACAAGTTAAAGATGCTTTAGACGATTTAAATAACTATAAAGATGCTGGGTATGGTCAATATATAACTTACCAAAGACAAGCAGATCCATCCATTAACCCGGCAATCCAAAAAGCATTCGGACCTGGTGGTGGACCAAACATGAAGACCCCAGCTAATAGAAAAGAATGGAATTCAGCTAGTACTGAATGGAGACTTAAAAAAGCTAAAGATATTCAATTAAGAACTGGTTTAGATATTACAGGATGGGAAGATTTAAGTTTTGATCAATTACCAAAAGAAGCTACTGATTGGAAAGTATTTTATCCTCAATCTAGTATTGAAGCTATGGTTCCTATTATTTTGGATATTACTCAAAAATCCAACATATTAAATTGGGTTGAAGAAAATGGATTAATAGTATTTCCTCGAAAAGATAATAAAATTGTTCCTAATGATGAAACATTAGAAAAAGTACTTAGAACAGTAATGAAAAATGCTGGGATAAAAGATTTTATTATTAGTAAACAAGATGCTAATTTTGAAAAAAAACCAAAAGATAAAGCTAAAGAAAAAGAAACACCATCTATTTCATCATATAATATTCTTAAATCACCTGATGGTTCAATTTTAACTATTGAAGATGCTGAAGACTTAAAAGATGATTTAGAATCTAAAATCTTAGATTTAAACCCTAAAACATCAGATTTAAAAGTTAAAGTAATCCCATCTAAACAAGACCCAAACAATGCTATATTACAAATTTCAGGATTTAAAAGTAATAAAGAAAGAGGTACTATTCAACAAAAAGTTCAAGACTATATGAATAGATTATATGAACGTAAACTTAAAAAATCATTTCAAGTTCGAGCGGGCATTATAAAATAAATTAGTTTTATTAAAAGGTTTTTAGTATATTAAAGTTATGAAAGAAAATACATTATATGTAGAGCGTTTTCGTCCTACCGAACTGAAATATTATGTTGGTAACGAAAATGTTAAAGACACAATACAAAAGTACCTAAACCAAGGTGATATCCAAAACTTTATCTTCTATGGCCCTGCAGGTACAGGTAAAACTACCCTAGCAAAAATCATCGTTAAAAATCTAGATTGCGATTATCTTTATATAAACGCATCCGATGAAAACGGAATTGATACTATTCGAGAGAAAGTAAAGGGATTCGCTAGTGTTGCCTCTTGGAAAGGAATTAAGGTAGTAATCCTAGATGAAGCAGATTTCATTACAATCCAAGGACAAGCCGCTTTACGAAACGTAATTGAAACATTTTCTCGCTCAACTCGATTTATTTTAACTTGTAACTTTATAGAGCGAATCATTGATCCGCTCCAATCACGTTGCCAAGTACTTAAAATTGTACCTCCAACTAAAATGGATGTGTATAATTATTTAACTTATATTTTAGCTGATCAATTGTCTTTATCCTATAAGCAGGAAGATATTAAAAACCTAATAATGAAATACTATCCTGACATGCGTAAAATGTTAAATGTTTTACAAATGTCTGTAAAAGATGATGCTATTGTACTTGATGAAACAGTTTTGACCTCAAACAACTACATCAAAGAAGTATTGAAAGAACTAGCAGGTAAGAAAAACTGGCTTACTATTAGACAAATCATTGTTGATTCGAATACAAAGGACTTTGAGGAGCTATATCGCTCACTATTTGAATATAGCTCAAAATACGCTCCAGGTAAGGAAGGATCTATTGCAATTATATTAAATGAGCACTTATACCAAGCAAATTTTCGAATAGATAAAGAAATTAATATAGCTTCTTGTATAGCTAAAATTATAGAAGTATTATGAAACATTTCCTAAAGTACACTCTTTCGTGGGTATCAAGTAATTTGTCCGTACCTTTTTGGACAGTAGGGCATATTCACTTAATGACATCTGTTTATGCTGATTTACATGAACTACTAATGTCATTTGGAATGAACATAATTGTAGCAGCAGGGTTTATCCATGATTTTATAGAATATAGAAAAGAAAAAGTAACCAATAAAAACAAATAAAATGCAAGAACAACCAAGATTAAACATTGACTTTAAAAACACAACAGCCGTAACAGGTTTTGATGGTGGTCATTTATTTGGGCAAGCAATCATTGTCCGTAAAGTATCTAAATTTTTAGTTGGAGCTGAAGAGGATTCACTCATTCCAATCCCAGTTTTCTATGATATGGAAAGCAAAAAAATTCTACCTGATTCACTTCCACCAGATCTTCGTGACGAATACAAAGATATTACTTTAGATGTCTAAGAAGCAAATAAAAGATTTATGGGGGTGGTTAAATGAAATCACCCTCTATAAAACTCCTATTGAAGATATTTCGGAAGAATCATGGGAAAAATGGAACTCCTATATGACTCATAGATATTTATCAATGGATATACGTTTTGTTGAATTAGCAAACTATGTTCAAACTCTACCATACGAGAACAAGCAACAAACATATACAATTTATAGAGAGATGGTTCCAAAAACTAAAACGTTCTTGAAGTATGTTAAGTCAAGAACAAAGAGACAGCCTGCTACTTTGGTAGAGTATGTAGCAAAACATTTTGAATGCAGTTTAGGCGAAGCTGAAGAATATATTGACATTTTACGTGAAAGTGGTGTGCGTTCTATTTTATTTAAAATGGGGGTAGAAGATAAAGAAATAGAAAAGTTATTAAAGTAATGAATAGAGAAATTAAGGTTACAGATTCAGTTGTAGATTCAATCATTGACCAGTTTGTTTCAAGAGCCATATTTGGTAAAACAAAATATGGAGTTGATTTAGACCGTGAAGATTTAAGTGTTTTAGAATGGATCGAACACGCTAAACAAGAACACATGGATGCTATTTTATATTTAGAAAAATTAAAAAAAATTGTAGAGATCAAAGGACTATAATATTTATAATAAAATATCAAAATGAATAAAGAAACTTTACGTATGCAAATGCTAGCTGGTGTGATCACAGAAAGTGAATATAAAGCCAAACTAGAAGAAGCAGAACCAGGTAATTTAATGTTAAGCAATGCTGCTAAACAGATTTATCAATATATTAAATCTAACAAGTATGATGCAATGCTTCAAATTGATGGAAAAGTAATAGGAGCTAATAAAAATGCTCCATTTACTCTTTATAGTGATAGTAAAAGTGGCAAAATCAGTGTTAGAGGAATTGGTTCTGATCAAAATACTGTTAAAGATACAATGACTAAATTACAAAATTTAATTTTAGGTCACTTTAACTTTCTAGAAAAAGATGGAGAAATCCAAGTTAATTTTGACGGAATGAAAAACGCTAGCCTTGGAAGTTTTGCTCTCCGCATTAAACCAGATATGCTTAAAAAAGGTGAGGTTACTGAAGCACTTAACGAGCATTATGTTGCAGGTGGAATTGTAGGAATTGGAGCAATCAATCAAATCCCACCTCGTAAAAAAGCAGTTTACGAAGATGCATTTGAACATTTCTTAGGTCAAAAATATGGTATTAATGAAGCTGAAGCCAACATTGACCCAGCAATTAAAAACAACCCAGCTTTTGGCAAATTAGTAAGCTACCTTAAAGCTAATCCTGATGAAGCTGAAGAGTTAAAAGATAAAGAAGATGAAATTGGAGATGTTCTTCAAAATGTAAATGAAGCCTTTAGAAAAAATGGTAAATTTTACAGTGAAAATGCTTATGGAGATGTAAAAGAAGTAGATTTTAAAACTTATTTGAAAGAAAAAGGAATTAGTATAGGCCTACCAGCCGCTGCTCTTGGTTTGCTTGGAGCATTAATAGCTGGACCTTTAGGTACTAATACTCCTAATGAAATTATAGATGCAGTTTTAGTTGCTTCTGGAATTGGAGCTACTGTAGGTGCTATTTTTCGTGAAGATAAAGAAGTAAATGAAGCTAAAATCTCCCCAGATAATGCAGTTGCTTACCTTGAAAACACATTAGAACATGTTTGGAACATGGGTACTGGTAAAAATAATATTGATCTTCAATCATTAGCCCAATCAATAGCTCAAGATTTAGGTTTAATTGAAGATTTAGAAGAAGGTAAAAAACCAGGTACATTTAAAGAACGTTCTGCAATGGCTAAAAAAGCAAGAGCAGGAAAAGACATTGGTGAAAAAGGTAAAAACTTTGAAAAAATTGCCAAATCAGCTGCTAAAAAATATGGCTCAGAAGAAGCAGGTAAAAAAGTAGCAGGTGCAGTAATGTACGGAAAACTAAATAAATAATGAACCAAAGAGACACAATCACATTAGACGTCCCTCTATTTATTCGTTTACTCGAATACGCTAGAGAAGATGCTCAAACCGATATGGACCTACACAACGTAGCAGAAAACGCAATCGGCTTAGCACTTTCAGGAAAAGTATTGACTATGAAAGACTATGATATGATTGTTGGTTCTCCTGAAGACATTGAAGAAATTAAAATGCTCCAAATACGAGCAGGTATTATAAAATAAAAATAAAAATACAATGAAACAAGAACTATTACGTATGCAAATGTTAGCTGGTATTATCACAGAGAGTCAATACAAAGCTAAATTAAATGAAGCTTCTAACACCATGTTTAATGACAGAAATAAAGCACTTGGGATATTATTTAGAAAAAGAACTCCTGAAGATCTTTATGATGACGACTATGAATATCTATGGATTCATGAAAATGTAG